GATGTAGCTCCTGTCGTATCACTTTTTAAGGTTACTTTTGCAGAACTTATTTCTCCTGATAAAGAAAAAGTTGCTCCAGCAGCTTGAACTGCTGTGCTATTAAGACTATCCTCAATTGTGCTAAGATCTGTTAAATCTAAGGCTCCAATGGATAAATCGGCTGCTCCCCCAGTATCAATATTTAAATTGATTGAATAATCATCAGAAGTTAATTGACTAAAATCAACTAAACCTGCACCCAGTAAAGTAGCTTGTGAGGCCGGAGCAGATTGTAATCGTGGGATAATTAACAAGGATCCTCCTCCAGTCAAAATATTTGGATTCTGAGAAAAAACTTTCTCCCCTAAACGTGTTGTCTCCGCATTTGATCCCCAATCTGCTGCTATTCCTAAAGGATCTTTGTATGACCTAAAAGATCCATAGTCATTCGGAATTGGATCCTCATCAGTAATTAAACCAAGCATTGAAGTATTTATATTCTCCAGACCACGTAAAGCAGATAATATAGTAACTCTAATGACATTAGTAATTGATAAACTCATATTTACCTCCTTTGTAAATCAATTTCATTATCTCTTAATTTATCAAAATAATCCACAGTTGTCCTTTTAGTTTTTAAATCAGTACACCGTACAGGTATTCTAAATCTGTTCAAACTTGAACTAGCTTCTATAAATGTTAAATCAATTATATTACCAGCTCTAAACAATCTGAAGCTATTTTCATCTTGTTTTTGAATGGAATAAGTTGAAGTTATCGCCATAATTATTTCTTCTTTCCGTTCAATTGCTTCTCTATTTCTAGATGTTATTTCAATATCATAATCATTAAACGATGATACACTCTTGACTTCTTCATTTGTATCTTTATCAAATTTATTTGAACTACTTAAAGGTTTACCAATTCTAGTTGAAATTATAACATATAAATTATCATCTTTTGGAGGACAAAAATTTTGACTATAAACCACTACTCTTTCCTTATTGATCTGTAATTCTTGAGTAATAATATCAGCTATAATTAAATCCTTTTCCATTATTCAAAAGCCTCAATAGTTTCATAATTTTGAAATCCTGATTCTGACCAATCGGCAATAGACATGACAACATATTTTTTATTGTCAATTTTTATTTTATCATCAATATTTAGTAACCTTCCATTCTGTACTAATATATTCCACCACTTCCATGATCTTTGCTCCTCCGGTTTTCTATTAACTACTGTTCGAGGTGTTGGTTGTTTATTTATTTTTAATCTTATTTTAGTTTCTGTTGTAACAGTTTGATGATTCACGACCTTTTTTTCTGTTATATATACTTCTTTCAATTTTACCCATCCACGCAGAGCATTTCCTAAATAAGGTACTGACATTTAAACATTTCCTCCAACTTTATAAGAAATACTTTTTCGTAAATCTGCTTTATCAATCAATATTCCTGAACTACCTTTTTTATCCTTTGTAGATTGTTTGATATCTTCCCATTGACCAAATCCACCAGTTTCAAAAGCCATTTGTATTTGAGCAACCGCTCCTTCTCCAAGTAAATTCATAATCTTTTCAATATCTCCGTTAGCTAAATTTTCTTCTAAATTAATTTCTCCAAATTTTTGAATTTCTTCTGCTTTTTCTTCTAATGGCATTCTGATAAAGGATCTTTCCGGTATTGTAACATCATTATTTCTTCCTGCTTTATCCGTTCCAAATTCATGTACTGCTCCAATATAAGCAGTAGTTTCTTTCGAGTCAGGGTGAATATCACCTTCTAATATTCCAACATCAACAAACACCTTTTTACCCAATCCTTTAACAAATTTATCTAGTAATTTGGTATCTATTTTTACGAAGCTTTCACTCATGGATTGGTGGATCCTCGCACACTATACACCGCCCCATCTAAATAAGGTTTTGATAATATTATAAATTTTTGTCCATAAAATGTAGTAGCATACATTGCAAATTCTCCCTCATTCATCCATTCAGGAATATTTATAGATTCACTAATACCATTAGCAGATCGTGATGTTTGAATAAAATTTGATTGTCCTCCACTGTCTGCAGCCTCAATGTCCAATGTTAAATAATGAGCAATTAAATACATTAGTGCTTTTCTACATGTATCTTCATCGGGATATAGATCTTTATTATACGTTAATTCTGCTTCTTCAATTGCTTCTGTGATGTCTTTATCTCGAACCTCGGGTAAATTAGAACCAAATGCAAATTGACCCCGATCAAAAAATGTTTTAAATTCTGCTTCAGTTATAACAACACTCATTTTATTTTTTCTCTTTCTTTAATTCTTTTAATTGAGCAAATCTTTTTAAATATAGATCAGCTTCCTCATTGTTAAATCTCATTGATTTTCTAGGATGTAAAACAATCTTTCCATTTTTATCTTGTTTTAAAATAACCCTGGTCAGACCAGGGTTATATATTTCTTTTGAAAAGGAAGGTTTTACAATGGTATTTTTCTTATTTAGTTCCACTGTGTTCTCCTTTTATTTATCATCTTCTTTATCGAGATCTTCAAGGTCATCTTCAAGATCTTTTTCTAAATCTGTCTCATCATCTAATACTTCCAATTTCTTTTTCAATTCTTCATTTTCTTGTTTCAATGTTTTATTTATTTTTTGAAGATTTTTATTTTCTTTTACTGTGTTTTTGGTTGCCTTTAAATCGGTATAATCCTCAGCATTTATCAATTCTTTTGGATAACGTGACTTAAGCTTATTAGCTAATTTGTCATCGATATCTTTAAATCGATTAGGAAGAATCTGTATATCATTTCCGGCTTTATCTTGACCAATAGTAAATGTTCTTTTCCCTTGGTTAAATAATTTTATCATAATTTGTGCTCCTCCTTTTATGGTGTTTCATCAAGATATAATACTTCAGGTACTCGGTTAATAAGTACTCCTGAATATTGACCCATTGCTGGCTGTTGCCAAAAAATATTATTTGCTGTACCGGCTTCGTACATGGAAAAGTCAACAGGAATCGACATTGACAATGTCTCAGGATCATTTCTATAAAGTACATATCTGTTTTTATTTATACCACGTGAGATGTTGATTGTATCTTGTGCATATGCCAAAGGTAATATCTGAAAATCTGGATTCTGAGTCATTTTCTTAAAGTTATTAAGTAAATACTCCAATTTACTGATAGTTGGAAATGCAGGAGAATATGGAACACCCATTCCAAGATAGTCATCGGTTGGCATAATAAAAACATCGGGTAGATCTGTACTATTACTATTAACAAAGTATGCATTAAGAATAGCTTTAACAAAAACCGTATACTCAGTTTCTGTCATATCGCTTAATGGTTTGTCAATAATAGAAGTATTGATGTTTACTTCACTATTATTCAATAATCCACTAACAGCGATTATACTTGGATGACCAAGAAAAGCTGTTTCTTGTATACCGAGATCCCAGTTTCTCTTCAAGGATTTCATTTTTCTTTCTACCACATCCCAGTTAGAACTTGCCGCTGCTTGAGCAACCTCGGATACATTCCAACTAACACCTTTAGCCCAGATGATTGTAGGAATTCTAATGGGAGCAGTGGCAGTATTAACCTCGGCTATTTTACCATTTCCTTGAAGTGTATCAACATCTCCCTGATAAAAACTTCCTGCTAAATCATAACTGATATTCTGTACAATTTCAGTCTTCCATGCAGCTTCTCCTACGTCCATGGGGAGATAATCGGATATTGGAACTTTATAAAACTTTTGTTCTATAATCCTTGCACGAATCTCAGAAGTAGTTTGAATTACATAATCATAACCTGTTGTACTTGGATCAATAGCGCCATTAGCATTGGTTAATGGCATACCTAAAACCGTAGTAATTTTATTATTACAAAGTTGCTTTCTTAAAATTTTTGATTTCATTTCATTCATTACACAACTCCTTCTGCTAATACTTCAATTCGAATTAAAGTTCCTGCAGCAGCAGCTTTATCTAATGCTTTTCCAAATAATGCTTCTCCTGTCAAAGTAACAACCTGTCCAGGACTTGCAAGAACCAAGGCCACTTTCGCACCTCTCAAAATTGCCGCTGCTGCTTCCATAACAATGACAGCATTTTTCTTAGCAATTGTAATTAAGTCTCCACCTTGTTTAGTTGCGGATTTAGTGTCAAAAATAACAGCTCCTTCAATTGCGTTTGCATCTGCTGCTCTTTGATCAACAAACGGAGGACCCACGGCGTCAGAAGCACCTAAGTCCGTTAATATAACTCCTTCTCCCGGAATTACATCTCCGACTAAAGCAGGGTCAATTCTCACCGTCATAACAAAAGGATTTGGATTTGTAGTAAGATCCAAAACACCCACGATATTAGTCTGTTCAAATTGATTAGTATTCAATGCATTACATAATTGTTTTCCAAGAACCTTTGATTTCTTTTGAAATAAATCAATAAAAAAATTAATCAATAAGTTCACCATAAAAAATAACCATTTTATATTTTTCATTATGCAGCTACCTCCTTCTTTTTACTTCCATACCGATCTTTCCCACGTTGAAATCTTTCATCGGTTGTATTGACATAGATCTTTTGTTTTTGTGTTTTTTGCACCGCATTTTTAACCATTTTGAAATGCTTTGATTTTTCTTTCTTTTTTGAATTTTGAACGGTATCTTGTTCTTCAACAACTTCTTCTGCTTCTACATCTTGTGCTTGCTCAGCATTTTGTTTCCTGGTTTGATACGCAGCGATTAAATCCGATACATTTACTTTTTCACCGTCAACATCAACTTCATCTTCAGCATTTAACAAATTTTCAACTTCTTCATCGTCGTCTTGATTATCTTTCATGCTTTTATACGCATTAACCGCTTCATCTAAAGGGATCTTCTCACCTTCTACATCGATCATTGCTCCTTCCATGTTCATCATTTCATCGTCATCTTCTTCTTTTTCAGGGTCTTTTTTAATATCTTCTTCAGCATTCTTTTTTATATTTTTCTTTTTACTACCGCATTTGTTTTTAACACTGTTTAGAAGATGTTTAAAAATTTTTGATTTCATAGTTTCTCCTTTACTATTTTTTAAAATTTCGCAGACTTCGTCTGCCCTAGAGTTTTGATAGTCTGAGGGAAGTTCATATACTTTTGCTCCCTCATATCGAGGACTTTCTACAATTGCATTATGCGTATAAGTTCCTTCAAGAATCTCCTCATCATAAGGTATCTCATGATAAGTCCCTTTTTTTCCTACATCGTCAACTATATATGCACAAGAAACAGAGTAATCATTTTCCTCGATATTTTTCTGAGTTTCCTCATCCCAGATTATCATATCACAATAGTACCAACCATTAGGCAGTTTTCCAACTTCATATATAACCCCGTCAGCCAAGGACTCCAAATCCTCATTAGAAAGTTTAAATGCTTCTTCAGCTGTTAAATCCTGATGAACTCCATTTATTACTGGCTTTCCAATGAAGGAAGGATTCATTTTGTCCAATGTATCTGACCCTATGAATATTATACCAGCTCCTACATCCTCGTAAGAACATATTCCGGGTTCTATAAATTCAGACCTATACCGTTTAGGCCAATTACTATTTTTTATTTGTTCAGTCTTCGAACTATTTTTTATAATAATTCTATAATTTTTCAATCTATTCTCCTGCTACTGGAATTGCTACACATCGACAATTAAAATCTTCCCCTGGTTCTGCTCGTCTCCCTGTTTTTGTATCCACAATTGGAGGATCTCCATAAGAGAAAACTTTACCATGTAATCGTTTATGGTTATTACCCGGTGTAAATTTGCTACCATCTTCAGGTCTTACTCTTTCATCTCCACTTGTTGACCATTTATATTTCCTTATCCCTGCACGTTTACTTTGTTCTCGTCGGAACTTGGATAAAAATAAACTTGTTTCTTGACGTGCTAAAAATTTTGCTTTATTACTGCTTACATCCCATTCTCTTTCTATCAATTGTTTTAAGTTTATTTTGTTATAACCTGTTTCACGAATCTTTAATATAGTATCCCTTAATCGTTGGACTTGATCAAAATTCCAATCTTTAATATTTAAATCTTGGTTGATATTATAATCATCTACTATAGCTTGTCTTTGATCCGGTGTCATGGTTAATTGAATACCCAGACCTTTTACGTCATCTTGCATTTGATCTTGCATTTGATCAATTGTTTTTTCTATTGGTGTCTTTAATTCAGGATCTATGTCATCATTAAAACGATCTTCCAAGTTATCAAATAAAGAGTTTAACTCTTTATCAACAGATTCATTCTTTGCCGATACTTCAACAATTGCAGCATTTATATTAGCAGGTATCAATGAGACATTTTTAACTTTCCATGATTTACTACGATCGTCAAAATCAGCAAATTTATTTAATGCTTTCGATACTCCAATATTAAAAGCTCCCTTGAATTCTCCGTTATCGTAAGTTATTTTCCCAGATTTCAAAGAACTTACGATATTAGATATTGCATTAAGTTTAATATCGATCCCGGATTGTTCTCGAATAATAGCTAACATTGGTAAATAAAAAGTTTGGAATAAGTATTGTTTTAAATATTTTTCGATGTTGATATAATAACTATCTTTCATCATTAACATTATTTACCTTCTTCTTTATATTTACCTTCTTCTTTGGGTTGTAAACGAGATTTACCACCAGGCGATAAAGATGGTGTCTTAATAAATTCTCCCTCATTTGGTGGTGTTGGTTGTGCTTCGATTAACCCTTGCTCTGCCTTCGTTTTAATTTCTAACCATTTTTGCTTAGCTCCCATTTGAGCAACTTCGTAACTATCTATAATTCCTCTATCATATAATGTAAGGGCCCTATTTTGTTGAGAAGTTTTGACTTGTTCATCGTCAAGTGCAGACAGTACCCTTAATGATGGAAATTTAATTTTAAAATTTGGTACATATCCAAAAAGTTTCGATAACCCAATTTTTATAAATTCTCTTATAATCGGTTTTATTGGAGTTCTTACTTGACTCTCAACCATTGAGTTATAATTTTCTAAGTCACTTTCACCTGTGTTAAAACCACTAGCAGATAATCCAAATAACTTAGTCATCGGCATTCGTAAAGCAGAAGCAACATTGATCCTATTTTCTCGCATTACTTCAGCTAAACCTGTGAATGTCATTGACTTCTGTTCGAACTCCTCATCTATATCTAAGACTAATGCATTGACATAGCTCTTAAGTTCATTTGCTAACATGACCCTATTTTGGATCATTTCAGTTCCTCCACGATTTAATAATTTGTTAGCGAATCCTTTGATTTTATAAATATCTACTTTTGATTCATCCACTATCTCATATAATACATCTTGTGTTTTTAAAAAAATATTGAGATCCCGGATCATTCTTTCACCCTCCGACATACCCCAACCTCTGAGCTGTCGACGAACGTAGTAAGGAGCACGTTTTCCTCGAGATCTCAATATTCTAGATTTATGGATTTTTACGCCATGAATATAGAAAAATTCTCTATCCATCCAATCGTCATAAAAAAGTTCATCCCTGTACATATAAGCACCGAAGTCCATTTGCCAACGGTCAATGTCATAAAGTTCTAAAGGATTATTTCCAAGATTCTCATAACTCAAGACTTCTGCCGGATCTTCTCCATTGTTAATTACTGCACCACCACCGCCATATAATCGCACCCACGTATACATATTAAGGATGATTTCCCACGGTGTGAAACTTTCAATATCACCTTCGAACGGTGACTCCATCCATTCTAATAATTGATCAATTTCTTTTGGTGACATTTCACCTGATTCAATTTCTATGCCTTTTGATAAAGCATCCTGGATAGGTAATTGTATAGCTGTTTGAAAGATACCATTTCCGGTGAATAAATAAGTAAGTATAATTCTATTTAATGTGATAAGACTATAATTATTTGAATAAGCAATAGTTCCATATGATGACAATTGAGATCCTCCAGTCA